GAAGGAGATGAACGGCACTAGGTCGTACTGGCCGCCCACCTCGCGGAAATCGAGCAACATGGCGCCGGCCGTGTCGGCGATCCATTGCCGCGGCGATTCCTGGCTGATGATCACCCCGCCGTCAAAGAAGTATTTCCGGTCGTAGCACCACTGGGCTGCCGTTTGGAAGTTGGCCAGCTTCACCAGATCATCCGGCACAGCGTCGGGGCCGTATTTGGTGTTGGTAAGCCGGTCCAGCGCCAGGTCTGGCAACAGGTGCGAGGGGCCGGTGGTGAGGCTGTTGAGCAGCCGCCGCACCTCCGTGCCGCCAATGACATAGAGCGACAGCTGGCTGAATTGCCGCCACTCAAACGTTGACCTGGCGTTCACGCCCAGCAGGCTGATGCCGGTGTACTGGGGCGCTGCGTCGTTCTCTCTAATTTCGGTGACGTAGACGATTTCGTGCTCAGGGCCGCCGCTGGCGGTGGACTGGGCCTCTTCGTAGACGAAGGCCTCAGCGAGCTTCCCCCAGGCGTCGAGGTAGTTGTTGTCATCCGGCCGGGGGATGCCGATCGATTCGTTCCGCCGGGTGGTGGTGACCGTGAACTGCGACCGCGTGCGGCTGACCACTTCCCCGCTGCTTCGCCAGGTGACGCCGCCACTGGTGCCGCTGACTGCGCCGGAGAGCTTGGCGTCGAGGATCACTAGGTCGCCGGTGGCCGTGCCGCTGCGGATCTCCCAGCCGGTCAGGGGCTCGAACCGCAGCTCCCACCGCTTCAGCGATGGCATCTCCAGCCGCAGGTAGTTGAAGGTCGGCTGATCGCTGCCGGAGCGGATCCCGAAGCACGGCGCCAGCTGGGTGAACGCACCATCGCCAAACTCGCGGAACGACACCCGGAAGAACGAGTAGCGCTCCTCTGAAGTGCTGATCACACCGCTCTGGTACTGGTCAACGTTGATCCGTTGGCCGCGCTTGATCTTGTCGTTCTCGCGGAACAGGCAGGCCCTGCCGTCAATCTCGGCCAGCGTCAGCGAGTCGCGGAAGTTGCACAGCCCACCGATTCGGATCCCGAGCGTGCTACGAATCCCGGCCTCAATGATCCGGCACTCGTTGGTGGTGCTCACGTGGCCCAGCGCACACCGCAGCAGGTGGGGCGCCGTGGTGGCCGTCTGTCGGGTTGTGCTGGTGGTCCCAGCTGCCGTGATCGTGCCGGTGCTCACCGTGGCCGCAGTGCCGGCCCGTACCACACTGAAGGTGGCATCGATTGTCTGCCCGGTGCCGCCCGCGCCGTCCTCAGAATCGCTGACGAAGATCCGATCGCTGGGGCTGCGGCCGGAGCAGATCGCCAGGGCTGAGCCGATCTTGTAGAGATCGCCCACCGCGATCGCGTCGTCCCAGGCCTTCTGCCGGCCGGCGACGGTGCTGGCCACGTCGGCAGCGGTTTCCTGTGCTGCGTCAAGACCCTCGATCGGGAACACGATCAACGCCTGCAGCCGCCGCGGGCTGGTGAGGGCGTTCACCGGGCCGGAGTCTTCGTCTACGTCGCCTTCAAAGGTGTACTGATCGGTGCCTTTTTTCTGGACCGTGATCGTGACGTTGAACCTGGATTGGATCGTCTGGCGGCTCTGTCCTGTCAGGCCGTTGTCCACCTCGATCAGGTACTCGACCAGGTACTGGCCGGCGGCGGCATCCTCGTTGATCAGCAGGGTCCGCACTGAGTCCACGTCGAAGGTGGCCGTCACCTCTACCTGATCAGTGCCGAGTGTCACGCTGCTCACCGTCATGCGAGCCGCGAAATCAAACCCGGTGATCCGATCCTCGGTGTCCTCCTCGTAGATCTTCGGGGCTGACTGCAGCACCACCGCAGAGGTCCAGGTGGCGCCACCCTGCGTGCTCTGGAACGTGGTCAGATAGTCGCTGCTGCGGTCGAGCCGATAGGTGAACGAATCGCCCAGGCCGAACGACCCGGAGATCACGCCGGAGCGGGTTGAGTAGAACGCTGATTCCTTCGCCCGCTGCACCACCACGGACTGATCAATGTCGCAGGCGACAATCGCGTTACCGCTGCTGCCGATGGGCCGCAGCCGGGCGGTGAACTGCGGCCGGAGCTGCGGATTGAGCTTGAATCCTAGGTTGCTGCCGATCAGGCCGTAGACGCCAAACGTGGTGGAGGTGCTGGGCTTGCTGGTGGCGCTGAAGACCGCCTGATAGGTGTTGCCCAGCCCTCGGGCCATGAACACATCGGCGCCGCCGTCGTTTTCTGCGTTGCCGATGTCGTTCGCCGCAGCGCGGCCGGCGATGCGGTCAGTCGATCGGATCCGGCCGCCGTCCGGGCGGTGGTAGATCGTGATGCGGGCGCTGCTGCTGTTGGCGCCGCTGCTGCCTAGGTCGTAAGTGTTGATCGTTGAATCGCCGATCGCAAACCCGTTGGGGTCGATCCCGGCCAGTCGGCCCTCGCCAACCATGAAAACGGCACGCACCATCTGACTGCCGCCTAGGCTCCAAATCTGCGACCACAGCAGGGTGGCGTTCACCCTGACGCCGCCATAGGTCACGCCGCCGATGGTTTCGCGGTTGGCGTAAACCACGGGGATAGGCTCGCCGATCGCAGCCACGTCCTGGACCGCATCGAACCCGCCACGGGGCGCTAGGGATTCAATGCTCGTCTGGTTGCGCCCTTGCACCTGCCGCTGCCCCAGCTCCGCCGTGCGCCGGTTACGGGGGGCGTTGGGGGCCAGCAGGACGCTGATCAGCTGGGCGCCGATGCTGATAGCCGTAGTGATCAGCACCACGATCTGCGCTACGGTGAACTCGATGCCAGCCGTTACCGCAGGCTTGGGCGCCTCCGCTGCACGCTTGCGGACCTCATCGCGCCAGATTTCGTACTGCTCATCGCTCAGGCCCAGCAGGTCAGCCAGATAGCGATCAGATGGCAGCATCGCGGGGCCTCCAGTATTCGAGGGGCATGAGCTGGCCGGCGACCTCCAGCGGCAACCACTGCGCCCCGCGGCGGTGATGCACGATCAGCAGGCCGTCATCAACCACCACGCCAACGCTGAGACCCAGGGGCTGGCGGTGGAGCGCCAGCGCGTACTGCTCCAGTCTGTGGGGGACCATCAGGCGCCTCCATTCCCGCTGCAGCTGATCCCATTGCCCGGTGGCAGCCATGGCGAACCACTGAGGGTCCAGATCGGGCATGGCCAGCCCGGCGCTGCGGCGGACCTTGGCGGCCATCACCAGGCAGCAGATACCCTCGCCGTCGTCCGGGTCGGCGCCGATCACGTGTGGCAGGCGGGCACTTACCCAGGCGGGCCAGTCTGCGGTCATTGCAGCGTCAGATTCCCGCTGGTAGGCAGCGCCCCCACCAGCACCTGAGACAGCACCCTGCCGCCGGGCGCCTGCACCGCATCGAGCGGGCTGGCCAGCTGGAGTCTCACAATCGGCTCGCTTACGTCGCCCTGCAGCTGCTGCGCGGCCCAGTATTCCGTGGTGAGCAGCACGCCGAGGCTCTGGTCAACCCGGTTGACCTTCACCGATCGCACCTCCAGCAGCCACCGTTCGCGGCTGGCCTCGGCAAACACGTTCACGCTCAGCGCCGACACCGGCGCGGCCACCACCGCCTCGGATCGATCACCGCCTCGGGTGCTGGAGTTGGTGGCCACCGCCACCGGCAGGTGGGGGTAGCTCTGGCCGTTGTGCGCGATGGTCTGGCCGATGAAGTAGTTCTGGGCCAGCCAGGTGGTATAGGTGCCATCCCGGCGCTTGAACCGCAGGAAGTTGCAGAGCTCCATCAGGGCAGACCAGCGCCACGGCGATCTGTGGGGTTGTTTCTGTAGCGCTTCAGGGCCAGTGCGGCGCCGCGTTGCTCAGACCTGCGGCCGATGGCCTCGGCCTGCTTCCGTGTGACAAGCTCCTCGCTGTTGATCACCACGGATTCAAAGCGGATGGTGCTATCACCGCCGGCCGCACCCATGCCAGCAGCGCCCATGCCGTCGTCGATGCCGCCGCGCTGGAATGGCACGCTCAGGCCCTCCATGCCGCGCTGGAACGGCACGCTCAGGCCGCTGCTGGGGCTGGAGCCGCCGCCCTGCTGTGAGGCCTTGGCAGCGGTGGCAGCGGTGGCCTGGAACGGCACCTGCAGGCCCCGCAGGCTGGCGTTGTTGATCGCCTGCAGCGCTTCGGTGGCCTCAGCGGGGATGATGGTGCCGGCCTGATAGGGCACGAACAGTTCGGTGCCGTTCTCGCCGGTGCGGTAGACCTGGCCTGGGGAGACGGGGCCGCCGAGGGCGCGGGGCACCATGGCGGACGGGTCGAAGCTCAGCGCCGTGCTCGCCCCCGCAGCGCCGAATGGGCCCACGTTGCTCGGCGCGAAGGTGCCGCCGCTGGACGCCCCAGCCACCGCGCCCAGCGCCTTTAGGATCGTCTGAAGCGCGATCATGGCCATCTGCTTGGCGATGATCTCTGCGGCCATCTGCGCGAATCCTTGGGCCACGTCTTGGAAGAATCCGGTTAGCACCTGCCGGGCGCTCGCTGCGCCGCTGATCAGGTCGCGGAACGCATTGCCGAACGCCCCGCCGATCGTCTCGGCAGACTTGCCCGCCAGGGTGGCGATGCTGGTCATCTCCGCAAGATCATCCTTCAGGGTGGCGATCTGGGCCTCGATCGCCATGCCCTGGGTCTGGAAGGCGGCTGGCTCGGCGGCCTGGCTGGTCAGCTGCTGCATCATGCGGACCCGTTCGGCCATCAGGTCGTTGATGTCCTGTTCGGCCTTGACCTGGGCGTTTTTTAGGGCGTGCTGTTTTTCCGATTCGATCCGCGCCAGCTGTTGCTCAGCGTTGTAATCGATGCCCAGCTCGACCAGCTGTTTCTCCAGCTCCTGAAACTCTCTCTTGGCCTGAATCGCCCTGTCATTGATCTCCAGCTGCTCGAAGGCGTACTCCAGCCGGCGGCGATCAAGATCAGTCGTCGCACCCAACAGCTCGCTTTCTTGGTTGAGCTTGACGACAGCCTGGGTCCTGGCCTCGATGAACTTTTCAAGCTCGGCGGTGGTGGCTTGTTGGCGTTCGCGGAGTTGCTCGGCGGCTTGTGTCTGCTGATCCAGATACCCAGTCAGCGACCCGGTATCACCAAGCTCTGACAGCAGCTGCGATGTGATCTGGGGATTGCGGCCGGGATCGCTGCGGCCGGGGCCGTGGAAGAAGTTCTGATCCGGCGCCCTCAGGAAGTCCACGCCGCGCACCATGTTGCGCTGCTCACTGATCCCCTTGAAGTACAGCCGGCTGTCCACGTCCTGAATGG